TTTAGTTGGAAGTCCACCTTTTGTAATCTTATTAAAAAAGTCTAGATCAAAAGGAATACGTTCCTCTACCTTATGATAAAACTCAAACCTTGAGTCTGAATCCAACAAGTAATCGTGACCAACAGCATTATCAAAACTGACTGCCAAGGCATCTGTGAGAATACTTGGTATAGAATCTGGCGTTCTCTTTTTATCTTTTCCATCAATAATAGATATTCCATCCACAATTGCATTGTATATCGCCTTATCCTTACAGAACTTTTCAGTCGTGTCTAACAGCCAATCCATGTCAACATCTGTGCTGTCTAGTGTTTTTATAATCTCTACAATTTTAGAGTGTTCATTTTCAGTTAAATCTTTTCTTTGTTCAACTTCAATCTCTAAGGAAATTTTTGTAGGAATCTTCTTATATTTATCCACAAAGTTGTGGATTTCTTCAAATATAATTCTTTCTTCTTTTACATCAAAATATGAAGACTTAATAAAAGGTAAAACTTTTCTACAATAATCTTCGTTAGTTACTAAATTGCTCAGCGTCGTCCGCTCTATCGTCTGGTTCAATACTTCCATCCTCTGATTGTGCTATGATGATATGATAAAGAATATCACCAATTAATTTATGAAAAACATTATCATTAAGTTGATTCTTAGATAGTCCATTAGTATCTAGTATATCATAATCAAATTTTAAATTCAAGTGGTTTTCTTGCGTTAGTTTAGTTTCATCTGGAAGGGTGACTTTTCCATATTTATATACAACGCCCCCATACTTTGTTTCTTTAGTAAGACCTATTAAAGTTTGATTTGGATATTCTTCGTTAGTTAAAAACACAAATTTTTTAGTAATTGGATCATTTAATATTTGTTCCATAGTTGGTAAATTAGACATAATGTAAATAACTCCCTACAATATATTTTGGTTTGTCTACAGGTTTTTCTCCAGCATGAAGCCATGGCCACATGGGTGGAAATATTAAACAAGAACCTTTTTGACACTCAGATACGATATCATGTTGTGGAAAAGATGTACTACCCTTTTCATTATCATCTAAGTATAAAAAGAAAACTAAAAATCTTCTAGCACTGTTGTGGTCATTTACATCAACATGATTACCAAACTGGTCTGTACCATCAGGTAGATATCTTTTTAATCTTAAAGGTTCAAGAGAAAATTTTTCAGGCCACATATTACCAACAATATTACAATCCTCTTTATATTTGTCTACTTGTTTCATTAGACCTTTTGCGATAGCACCAGCATCATCAGACCATTCTGGATGTCTTAGTAAATGAATTTGAGTAAAAGACATTTCTCCTTGTTTTTGTTTTTCATAATGATCTGGATTTTTTTCAAACTTATCAATTAACTTATCACACAGCTCTGGTGATATTACGTTGTCATATCTCCGAATGTAATTTTCCATATTTAAATTCCTTTTCAGCAGCTTCATCCAATTGTTTCATTACATCCTCTGTAAAATACTCTTCTGGATTATTAATAATTGTTTTACCAAATTGTGTTTTACCATCTGGTAATTCTATACGAGTAGAAACTTGTTTAAAAATACCATACTTAATTGCAAGTTCTAGTAAACCATAATATCTGTCTAGACCTTTATCATATGACAATCTAACATCTACCATTTTATTTTCTATAGTTAAACGTGACTTGTGGTTTTTACAATGAACAATATTACCTACAACTTCTGTACCATCTTTATCTTTTTTCTTTGATAAGAATACAATTGATGATGCTGCATATTTTAATCCAGAGCCACCACCCATTTCTTTTGTTGGAAATAATGAACCCATAGAATCATAAGTATGATTAGTTACAACCATAGGAACTTTTGCTCTACCAAGTTTTAAAGTTAATACACGAAATGCTGCTTTAAGAACTTGAGCTCTAGTCATATCTCTTGTTTCTTTACCATCAGAAGTATCTTCTACTTCTTTAGTAGTTGATAACATGCCAAGAGAATCTAAACACAACATGATAGGTTTACGATCAGCTACATTCTTTGCAAGATATGAATCTAAAACTTTAATTGCCTGTGTACGAAATTCTTGAACTGTGGTAACAGGAATAATAACCATTCTTTGTGGGTCAATACCTCTATCAATCACCATTTGTTGTGTAATTGCACTTTCACTTTCAAAATATAAAACACCAGCATCTGGATTTTTATCAAGAAAACTTTTAACCATTCCCATAAGAAAAAATGTTTTACCAGTTGCACTTTCTCCAGCTATAGCAGTAATCTTATTTGATGGCAATCCACCGTAGATACTACCACTTAGTAGACCGTTAAATATGTAACTTCCTGTATCAATAAAACTATCTACATCTCCAGCTTCTACTCCATCAGAAACCAATGAAGCATATTCATTTCCTGTAGTTTTGATTATATCTTTTAGAAAATTATCACTCATCATATATCACCTTCTTTTCTATTTTCAGAACGAAAAGTATCGAACCCGCCAGGATAACGAGACTCTAACTTTGCTGTGTTCATGTCAATTATTTCTTCGATATTAGTATTTAGGGCCAAACAAGCTTGGGCCACATACCACATAATATCACCAAGTTCTTTTCTTAAATGTATAATTTTGTCCTCATCCATTTCTTTTCCTTGGAATATACATTTTTTAATTATTTCGTTAAACTCACCAATCTCACCAGATAGTCCAATACCTGCAGTAATAACTCTAGAAGCCTCAACTCCTTGCTCTTGTAATATTTGTAGAGCTTCAACCATATCACCAAGGTATTTTGATTGGTCACTAGTAACTTCATCTACAAATCTTACATAGTCTTCTAATAAATTCATTTCATCTCCTATTTAATAGCTATCGCACCGACAAATGCATGGTTTCTCCAGAATGGTTGTATACTAGAAAATCCAGCTTCAACTAACATATATGTTATTTCATCCCAAGTATTAGGCTTCATCATGTGTCGTAAAGTTCTTTCCTTATCCATGATATCATCAGTAGTAAAAGTTTTACGCTTATAGTCATAATAATTAAACGTAATCATATCTTGCACTAGTGCATTTTCACACACAGTTTTTTCAGAAAATATAAAAGCACCACCTTCATTTAAACCCTCGTAAATATTACGAATGACTTCTTTTCTATCTTTCTTTGGCATAAATTGTAAAGTAAATATAGACGTAACTAAAGAACAATTTTTAAATTGATAATCACGAATATCTTCCATAAGAAACTCTACATTATGTGAATCTAATTCTTTTTTTCTTTTCTTTAAATCTTCAATAAAGCCATCAGCAATTTCAACACCAATCCAATCTGCATTATTAGAATGGTCTTTATTAT